GCCGGAAACCTTTGCCGAAGTCCCGGTATCGCTAAGCGAGGCGCGCGCCGAGCGCGAGGGCAGCTTCAAGCACATGGCTCCCAGGGATGTCCTAGTCCAGATGCTGCGCGCCATAGACCGCGGAGAGCTCAAGCCGGTCACCGTCCTGGTGGTGTTCAAGACCGAGCTGAAGGAGAACATGGTGCTGTGCGGGCTGCGTCGCTCCGGCGGGGTGACCATCTACGAACAGGTAGGGCTGCTGCACACCGCGGCCCATGACCTGCTGGCGGCGACATGAGGACCCTTGAGGTCCGGTGCTGCTGTAAGCCTGAGAGGCTGATGGGGTACGTGGACCTCCCTGACGAGCTTGCGCGTGAGGGGCGTGTCCTCCAGGTGCGGCGGTTCGAGTCGCTCCACGGTCCCCTCCGGGTTGTCGGTACGATTGACTCCATGGTGACAACCACGGTGGCCTTCCCGATCGCACGCTTTCATCCGGCCGGCGCGCTGCCACAAGATGGCTATGCTGCCGTTAAGGCTGAAGGTTTTGAAGTTGATGAGTTACGCGACCTGCTGCGTGGCTGGAATTTCAGGAGGGCCGCGGCCACATGAGCATGACCGACTTCGAGAAGGTGGAGCGCCGCAAGGCACGCCAGATCATGGTGTTCAATGCCTCCACGGCCATCCTGGAGCACCTAGGCACCATGGATCACCGGGAGCTGGTGCAGATGGTCCACGTCGCCTGCCTGGGCGCCGTAGGGGACGCCAGGGCCATGTTCATGGTGCTGCGGGCGAAGAACATCATCACCGAGCGCGAGGAGCAGTTCTACCTCGACCAAGGGTACAAGGCGGTCCTCGACCAGGTGATGGGTCACATGAATCACAAGCGGGTCGAGGAGGTGCGCACCAATGGTTGAGCAGGCAACTGAGCTGCGCCCCGCCCCGCCGGCGAAGTGCCGGATGGGCGTGGAGTTCGTGGCTCTGCCGGATGGGTGCGGGGATATCGTCGGGATGGTCATCTTCCAGGACCGCCTCTACGTCGCCTGCCAGTGGGGCGTCTACCGCCGGGATGACGGCGGGATCGGATGGGAGCAGGTGATGTCGGTGCCCCATGGCGCGTGACAAGCTCTCCCGGGCCCAGCAGAAGGCCGTCGACTTCATCAACTCCAAGGGCGCGACCCGGATGGGCGCGATCGGCCAGGAGGTGGGCAAGATGCTGGCGGAAATCTGCGTCGAGCTCATGGACGCCAAGCAGGAGGCCGCGCACTGGAAGGCCGCTTTCGAGACCATCCAGGCTGAGTTCAAGATCGCCGTCGGCATCACGCTGAAGAAGCAGGGCGGGGAGAAGCTCATCATCACCAAGGCGGACCTGGCCACGATGCCACCGAACACGGAGCTGTGGCTGGATGACCATGAGCCGGGGGTGAGGGTCTACCAGTTGCGCGAGCGCGAGAAGCGCAACGTCAAGGCGCAGGACGCTATCCGTAGAATTATCCAGCCGCACTGAGGTACGATGCGGCCACGCCACTACATTCAACCGCGAGAGCAAGCGGTTGAGTTTGGCCCGGGGAGGTAACCCCTCCCCGGTGCCTTCAACTCAACCATGTCAGTGTTCCCAAGCACACGCTCCCCCCAGCTGGGGGACCTCGCGGCCGACCCTCCCCGGGCCGGGCGCCCGTAACACCTTCGGCACGTAAGCCAGCTCCTAGCAAGCTGGACCTTGCCGAAGGTGGGGCGCCCGGGACATGATTGGCGAAACTCACTATTAAAAATATATTGGAATTGCATTGGCGTGGCCGAAGGGAAAGAAGCGACCGCCTGGCTCCGTGGGCCGCAAGAAGGGCGTCCCGAACAAGGTCACACGCAACGCCCGCGCTGAGATAGGCAGGCTCCTCGACGGCCAGAGCCACAAGCTGCCCAAGTGGCTGGACGCGGTACGCCGCAAGGAGGGCCCGGGGGCTGCGATCAGCGCCTACACGAAGCTCCTCGAGTACCACGTGCCGAAGCTTGCCCGCACCGAAATCCAAGGGAACCTGACCGTCAGCCTCGAGGAGCTCTTGAAGGTCGCAGCGACCAGGCGCGCCGCCGGTGCGGCCAAGTGAACGAGGAGACCGCCCCGGATATTTTGAATTTGTGGCGCGATCGACCAGATGTGATGGTCGAGGACCTGTTCAACGCGATACCTGACCCCTGGCAGCGCCAGGTGCTTCAGGACTTCCCGACGAACCCTCGCCAGGCGATGGGCTGCTGCAAGGGCCCGGGCAAGACTGCGGTGCTGTCCTGGCTTGCCTGGAACTTCCTGGTCACTCGCCCCTTCCCGAAGATCGGCGCACTGTCGGTCACCGGCACGAACCTCGACGACAACCTGTGGCCGGAAATGGCGACCTGGATGGGAAAGTCGGACCTTTTGCGCCAGCAGTTCGAATGGACCTCGACCTCCATCCACCTGCGCGCGCACCCCTCCAACTGGTTCATGACCAGAAAGACCTGGCGCCAGACCGCGAACGAGGAGGAGCTGGGAACCACCCTGGCCGGCCTTTGGGCGCAGCACGTGCTGTTCCTCCTGGATGAGGCGGGGGATATCCCGGTCCCGATCATGCGCACCGCGGAGGCTGCCCTACAGCGCACAGGAACCGAGGGCCACATCGTCCTGGCCGGCAACACCACCTCGACCAACGGGTGCCTGTATGAGGCCCTGGTCACACGCCGGCACATGTGGAAGCCATACGAGGTGACCGCGGACCCGGATGACCCGAACCGCACCACGCGCATCGACGCGGAATACTGCCGCCAGCAGATTGCCGAGTTCGGGCGCGACAACCCCTGGGTGATGATCAACATCCTGGCCAAGTTCCCCAGCCAGGGCATCAATCAGCTGATCAGCGCCGACCAGGTGCGCTCCTGCATCGGTCGGCACCTGCACCCGAACCTGTACCAGTACCTGGCGAAGATTCTGGGCGGGGACGTGGCGGACTTCGGGGATGACAAGAACGTGCTGTTCCCGCGTCAGGGCCTGGCCTACTTCCCGCCGCTGATGCTGCGCAAGATGGACCCGCTCCAGATCGCCGGGAACTGGATGACCTTTGCGACCAAGCACAAGGCCGATTCCCTCCAGATCGACGCCACCGGCGGCTACGGGTCAGGCCCGATCGCGATCCTCAAGGACAGCGGATACTCGGTGCAGGCCATCCAGTTTTCAGGCGAACCGCTGGATCCGAAGTTCTATAACAAGCGCGCGGAGATATGGTGGAACGCCTGCGAGCACATCAAGCAGGGAGCCTCACTGCCTTCGAAGTACGTGGATGCGAGCGGCGCGGAGCATGACCTGGGCGAGCTGGTGAACGAGCTCGCGAGCGCGACCTACAGCTACAAGAAGGACAAGATCCTGCTGGAGCCCAAGGAGCTGATGAAGGCGCGCCTGGGCCGCTCGCCTGACTGGGCGGACGGGCTTTGCTGCACGCACGCTTATCCCGTGGCGGCTCCCGAGCGCAACACGCGCCTGGTCGCGGGATTTGACATTGCCTCCTCCGTGCAAAAGACTCGCTCCGACTACGATCCACTCAACCGGGAATAACCCATGGCCATCGGCCCGATCAAGAAAGGCGCCTTCCACAAGTGGCTGGGGAAAAAGGAGGGTGAGCCGATCACGGACGCTGACATCGCCAAGGGCATCGCCGCCGGGGGTCACCCGGCCAAGATGGCTGAGTTCGCCAAGGCGGCCCGCGGGTTCAAGAAGGGGAAGGCGAAGCCGGAACCGAAGGACCACGCCAAGCGCATGTATGGCAAGGATTCGAAATCAAAGCGTGAGAGCTCCAGCAAGGCACTCCCAACCAAGAGGCTACCGAAATGAAGTCGACCACCGTGCGCGGCACCCCGTACCGCAAGATCGAGAACACCGCGAACGAGGGCATCAGCCCGCGCACGCCCGCCGGCAACCGCGGCACCGTCGACAAGATGAACAGCGAGCCTGGCATCCGCACCGGCCCGCAGCCACGTGGCACGCCCTACCAATCCCAGGCCGGCAACTCCGATGAGTTCAGTCGGGTCGCCTCGCAGGGCAAGTACGGTCACGTGGTGGACACGGCGACCGGGGAGAACATGAACGACCCGCGCAGCAATGGGGACGGGGTGATCTTGGATGATATGGCGACGGACTATAACGATCCGCGCCACGCGCCCACCATTGACTCCCCGGTGTCTCCTGAGGCCCCGATCTTCGAGACCAGGACGATTGCCGAGGAGAACGCTGCTCATCTGGGTCGTGGCCGCGGTTCCACGGCGCCCAACCGCGCCAATGCCACGGATGATCTGCTGGCCATCGGCGGCGTCATGAGCCGCGGGATGCTGGGCACCAGCAGTTCGCAGATGCCGGAGACCGCGCTCGCCAACGATGACGTGCTGCCGTCTGTGCCTCCGGCCGGCAAAGTCTGAATCTGGCCGTGGGCGCAGGCCTGCGCTTCGCCCGCGAGTCGATGGCTTCGGTACTCGAGGAGATAAAGCCGCTGCTGGCGGCGCACTGGGCTGAGATTGCCCACTACGCGGACATCGCGCTCGACCCGAACTGGGACTGGTATCAGGGCGCTGAAGCCGCTGGCCAGCTTCGCATCTTCACCGCGCGCGCTGATTTGCTCCTCGTCGGCTACTGCATCTATGTTGTCGGCCCAGGGCTGCACTACAGGTCCCACACTTACGCGAACCAGGACATCCTGTTCCTGGCGCCTGAGCACCGGCGCGGCCGGGCGGGGATCGGGCTGCTGCGGTTCACGGAAGGGCAATTGCGGGCTGAAGGGGTCAACGTCGTGCTGCACCACGTCAAGAAGAAGCTGGACATCACCCCGATCCTGATGCGCGATGGCTACGAGCTGATCGACCTGGTGATGGGGAAGCGGCTGTAATGGCAGTATCCATCGGTGGGATCGCGACGTACCTGGGCATTGGTGGTAGCGCTGCTGCTGGCGCTGGAGCCGGCGCCGCTGCGGGGACTGCCGCTGCCGCTGGAGGCGCAGCCGCAGCTGGAACAGCGGCGGCGACAGCGGCCGCAACGGATGCGGCCATCACCGAGGTCACTGTCACAGCTGCTGCGGGCGGTGCTGGAGCTGGAGCAGGCACAGCGGCCGCTCTGGGAGGCGCAGCGGCGGCAGGCGGTGCAGCAGCGGCGGCTGCTGGCGGCACGGCAGCCCCTCAAACCTCAACCCTCGCCACCACAGCCAGCGAAGCCTCCGCAGTCGCCACGGGCGCATCGGCCCTGGCAACTTTGGCGCGAGGGTCGGGCAAAGTGAACGTGCCGCCCATCCCCAACCAGGTGGGCAACGATGAGCAAACGGTCGCATCTGAGCAAGCAGCGCTCCAGCGCCGCGAGGCCGCCGGCGGTTTGCAGAGCACGACCGGCACCAGCGGTGGCCAGGCCGGCGCCATGCTGAACCCCTCAACCATGTCTCAGAAATCACTGCTGGGCGGATAACCGATGGCTGGAACTGGCACCGACTTGAATCCACTGAACGCGCCCAGCGCCGGGGAGCTCGTCGACTCAGCCCCGCCGATCCGGGATCGCAGCAAAGGCGCAAGGAACGCCCGGCGCGTCCATGCGGATGGGTACGGTGGTCGCAAGCCCGGTGGCAAAGCCAGCGCCCCGCTGTCGAGCGATGAATTCACCACCCCGCTCGAGCAACCGCCCAAGACCCGGTACGAGGTGCGGCGCAACTACATGAAGCAGGACTGGGAGACCTGGCGGCCGCACTACCTCGACATCAAGAACCTGTTCCTGCCCTACCGCACCCGGTGGCTCGATGACGGTGGCGTCCCGAACCGCGGCAACAAGAAAATGCAGTACATCGTCGACAACTGTCCGCTCTTGGCGTTGCGCACGATGCAGGCCGGGCTGATGTCCGGCATGACCTCACCCTCCCGCCCCTGGTTTCGGTTACGCCCGGATGATGACAGCGTGTACGAGGCCGAAGGGGTAGCCGAGTGGTGCGAGCAGGCGACGGATGCCTGCCACAAGATCCTGGGCAAGTCGAACTTCTACCGCGCTATGCCCATGTTTTATTCGGAGATTGGCGCCTTCGGCACCGCCGCCCTGGGCAACTACGAGGTGCCGTTCGACCCGACGCTCAAGCACCAGCCGGTGGTGAATTTCATCACCTACACGTGCGGTGAGTACCTGTGCAGCCAGAACGATCAGAACGTGGTGGACACGTTCTTCCGCAAGTTCAAATGGACGGTGCGGCAGATCATTGAGAAGTTCGTCGAGGACCCCTACGACCCGGACAGCCCAGGCTGGGAGAACATCAGCCCCGCGACGATCGCGCAGTGGCGCGCGAGGAAGTGGGAGACCTGGGTCGATGTCATCCACGTCATCGAGCCGAACGATCGGTGGGAAGCCGGCGCCCTGGGTACGAAGGGCATGCAGTCGAGGAGCGTGTATTACGAGCTGGGCGGGGATCCGAATTGTCTGCTGGGCATCAAGGGCTACCACAACCGCCCGGTGAAGGTCGCCCGCTGGGACACGAACAGCGATTCGGTCTATGGCCACAGCCCCGCGATGTACTGCCTGGGGGATGCCAAGCAGCTGATGGTCCAGCAAAAACGCAAGATGCAGGCCATCGACAAGCAGGTCGAGCCGCCGCTGATCGGGGACGCATCCTTGCGCCGCACGACGGTGAGCCAGCTGCCGGGGGATATCACCTGGGTGGAGATTGTCGGGGCGAGCCCGCACGGGCTTAAGCCGCTGTACGAGGTGAAGCCGGAGATTGCCGGGATGCTCCAGGACCTGGAGGAGACCCGAAAGCGCATCCGCGCCGGCATGTACGAGGACGTGTTCCAGATGATGCGGTCGCTGGACGACACGCTGAAGGCCGGCATCACCGCGACCGAAATCAACGCCCGAAAGCAAGAACAGCTCCTCGAGCTGGGCCCGCTGCTGGACCGCCTGAACGGCGAGCTCCTGGAGCCGGTAATCGAGGACATCTTTGACCTGGCGGTGAAGCGCTCGAAGCTCGCCTGGCAGTACCTGGCCCGCAACATGCCGCTGCCGCCGAACATCGAGATGTTCATCCCGCCGCCCCCGAAGGCGCTTCAGGGCGTGAAGCTGAAGATCGACTACATCTCGATCCTCGCCCAGGCGGTGCGGGTGGCCGAGGTGCAGGGCATCAACCAGATCACGCAGTACGTGCTCCAGCTGGTCGAGGCTAAGCCTGAAGTCATGGACAAGGTGGACTGGGACAAGGCGATCGACATCCTCTCGGAGCGCACCGGCGTGCCGCCCGAAATGATCAAGTCCGACCAGGTGGTGGCCGACATCCGAAAGGCGCGCGCGAAGGCTCAGGCTGCCCAGGCCGCCGCCCAGCAGAAGCAGCAGACCATCCTGGCAGCAAGCCAAGCTGCGAAGAATCTGGGCCAGGCGCCGGTGGGGGGCACGAACGCCCTGGATCAGATCATGAACGGCCCGCAGGGCACTCAGCAGGCTGCGTAGGTGACCGAGCAATACGATGAGCTGGACCCGGAGGGCCGGGAAGCTGAGCAGGCTGAAAAGCGGCTCCTCGAGTCGATGGAGGAGGACGCCCTGGTCGCGAACTTCCGCGACCTGTTACAGGACGAGCGGGTGCGGGACCTGATGTGGCGGATCCTGGAGAAGTGCCACGTCTACTCCAGCAGCTACGAGCGCAACTTCGGGGACATGGCCCACAAAGAGGGCGAGCGCAACATCGGGCTGTGGCTGCTTAAGGAAATCTGCGTATCTGATCCAAGGGCGGAAATGCTGATGCGCCAGAAGTCCCTCGCCGTGGCGTTTGCGAAGGCTGAGGCCGAACGGATTGCTCGACAGCGCCCGAAGCCGGTCCGCCCTTAAGCCACTCCTTCAGCGCCTCGCGGCTGTACCAGAACCGCTTCCCCATCTTGGAGCGGGGAGGGCCTTTGCCTGACCTGATCCACGCGAGGAGCGTATTCGGGCTGATGCCAAGGAAGGCCGCTGCGCGCCGGGCCGACATCACTTCAGGTGTGCGTGCCATTGTTTTCCCAATTGCGCTGATTTGAGCAGTTGGGTGGCAAGCCTACAGGAACGCGCCGCGCGCGCGGTAGTCTCGCGTCCGTGACGACGACAGACTCCAGCCCGGCCTCGAGCCAAACTTCAAGCCAGCCCGCTGTCCCAGCTGCTGCCGCGGCCCCTGCCGCTGCATCATCTGCCGCCGCCGCTCCTGCCTCGACGACTCCTGCCGCACCCGCAGCATCTGCTGCCGCGGCTCCTGCCCCTGCCGCTGCTGCCGCACCGAAGCCCGGTGAAGCCGCTGCGGTCGTCCCTGATGCTGCCGCTGCCGCAGCTGCCGCTGGTGAGCCGAAGCCCGGTGACCAAGCTGCTGCCGCTCCGACCGTGCCAGAGACTTATGCGTTCGTGCTGCCTCAGACCGATGCGTTCAAAGGCATCGAGCTGAATGCGGCTGCCCTGCCAGCGATGGCTCCGGCGTTCAAGGAAGCCGGCATCACCCAGGCGCAGCTCGACAAGATCCTGCCCGCGTTCGTCCAGTTCCAGATGGCACAGCCCGCAGCAATGCTGGCCCGTGACTACGAGGTGCTGGCCAAGGATGCGACGCTGGGGAGCATGAACCTGGGCAAGACCCAGGGTTACGTGAATGACGCGCTCGCCGCGTACACGACCCCGGAGTTCCGTCAGAAGCTGGAGCGGTGGGGGATAGCGAATGACCTGGAGTTTGTGCGTGTGTTCGCAGCGATCGGCAAGGCCATGAGAGGGGATGACCCCGCCCGTGGCGAGCCGACCGGCAAAGAACCAACCACTCGAGCGCAACGCCTGTACGGAAAGACCTCCGGACAGTAGCGGTAACGCCCTTCCAGGGCAGGAGTTAGATCATGGCGACCGTCGGCGGCACCGTATTCACGTTGTCCGATTTTGCACAGCGTCTGGACCCCGATGGCTCCATTCCGGACATCGCGGAGCTCCTGAACGAGAAGAACGAAGTCCTCAATGACATGCTGTGGGTGGAGGGCAACCTTCCCACCGGCATGCGCACCACCCAGCGCACCGGCTTGCCGAACGTCGCGTTCCGGCAGCTGAACACCGGCGTCACGCCCAGCAAGTCCACCGTCGGCCAGGTCGATGATGCCTGCTGCATCCTCGAGGGTTGGTCGGTCCTGGATGAGAAGCTCGCGAAGCTCAACGGCAACGTGGAGGCCTTGCGGCTGTCGGAGGCCAAGCCGTTCCTCGAGGCGATGAACCAGCAGTTCGTCCAGACCCTGTTCTACGGCAACACCGCGGTGAACCCGGAGCGCTTCCTGGGCTTCAGCCCGCGCTTCGGCGCCATCTCAGGCGCGACCAATGCCCAGAACATCCTCTCCGGGGCGGGAGCCTCGAACAACCTCAGCATCTGGCTGGTCGGCTGGAACGAGGACACCTGCTGCGGCATCTTCCCCAAAGGCACGATGGCGGGCCTGACCCATGAGGACTATGGCCTGCAGACGGTGCAGACCGCCGCGGCCGGCTCCGCGGTTGGCATCACCTCCGGCTTCATGCGCGCCTACCAGGACCGCTTTGTGTGGGAGCCGGGCCTGGCGCTGCGCGACTGGCGCTACGTGGTGCGCATCGCGAACATTCAGGTGAGCTCGCTGGTGAACAACAGCTCACCGGCCAATCTGATCACCCTGATGTCGCGCGCGCTGGACCGCATCCCGAGCCTCAAGGGCTGCATGCCCGTGTGGTACATGAACCGCACCGGCTACAGCTTCCTGCGCCTGCAAGGCCTCTCCAACAGCACGAACGCTGTGACCGTCCAGCCCGCCTTGAACCAGTTCGAGAACGGGTTCGAGGGCGTGCCGATCCGCCGCTGCGATCAGTTGCTCAACACCGAAGGCACCATTTCGTAAAGGTCCGCCATACGCCCAGGACGGAGGTGGAGGTTCGGCGGGGAACGTCGCTGATCCGGCTCACAGGGCACGTGTAAACCGCTCGAGGAGCAAGACACATGTTTGTCGACAATGAGAACCAGTTCACCACGGGCGGCACCGCGGGGCAGTCCGTCGCTGCCTTTACCACCGGCACCACCGCCTTGGGCAACGTCATCGACTCAGGTCCCCTGGGCGGCCAGAACACCCCGAACACCAACGCCGGCCGGGATTTCGGCATGGGCTATCCGGTGTGGCTGTTCTTCCTGGCGGTCACCGGCATCGCGCAGGCCTCAGGCACCACCGACATTCAGCTGGTGAGCTCTGCGGCCGCGACCTTGAGCGCCCCGAATGTCATGCTGGACCTGACCGGTGGCGCCATCGCCATCACCGGCAGCAAGCTCGCCACGTCTGGCAATGCGGTCCGCATCGAGATGCCACGGGCGGGCGTGGGCGGTACCACCGGATGGCTGCGCTACATCGGCATCAACTTCATCCTGGTCACCACCAACTACACCGCGGGCGTGATCAACGCCTTCCTGAGCCGGGACATCCAGGACAATCTGCTGTACGTTCCGGGCTTCACAGTCTCCTAAGCGAGGTTCGTCATGACGACTTCAACACCTGCTGGATGGCCCACCGGCGGCAAGCCTGCGGCCAAGCCCAACCCGACCGGCGAGGTAGGCGCAAAGCCCCTGGCTGCCACTCCTGCGGTGAATCCGCCGCCTGCACCGAAAGTCCCGTCCGTCCCGACGGTCAAGGTGGAACTGCGCCAGCGCACGGTTCTTGAGCCCGGCTGCCGCGTGGTCGACCCGGGCACGATCGTGGACATCCCAGAGTCACAGTACGATCCGACCTACCACATCCTGGTGAAGCCGGCCGCGGCAGCCAAAGGCAAGGAGCCGCAAGGCTGGGGCAGCAATGCGGGTACCAACAAGGCACCAGCGGCCGCGCCGGCGGCCGGTGCTGCACCGGCGGGCTGGTCGAAGTAAGCTGTCCTCCCGCACCCAATCGAAGGACAGCACCGATGGCCGAGGAAAAGAAGCTCAAGTTCAAGGGCCCCTGGCGCGTGGTCGCCATGCAGCAAGGGCAATACAACCAGTTCTTCATGGAAACCGGCATGGTGTTCGACCTGCTGACCTACGAGGACGGGACCTACCCGGTGGCCACTCGCCTGGTCATCAAGAAGGACGCCGAGGGCAAGCCGCTCCCCGGACACAACGGCAACGACATCATTCTGGACAACTGGAATGAGGTCACCGTCATCGGCAAGGACGGCATCGCCGTGCACCGGGACTTCGCGCTCGATCTGGGCAGCAAGGCCATCAAGTCAGGTCCTCGCAAGGGCGAGGTCATGCGGGTAGGCTGGATGAAGCGCGTGCCTGAGCGCACCCCGCTGGGCCTGTACCCGGTGGATGAGAACGGCATCATCCTGGCGGACTTCTGGGAGCCTCGAGCGCAGCTGCCACAGTGCTTTGATGTTGGGTACCATCCCTGGACGCCCGGCCCGCTGGACCGAAAGAGAAACCACGCGGCCATGCTGGCGTACTACCCGAAGCCTGAGCCTGAGGTCGATGATGGCCAGGACGAGGAAGCTGCGTAATCCGTGGCGACCACGAACCACACCTCAGATGCGAGCACCGGCCAAGCCGACGGCGTAACGGCCACCTGGGCAGCGATTCCCAACGGCAACAATGGGGACGGCCACGGTGGCCCTTACACCACGGCGCACTTCACGGTCACCGGCACTTTCGGGGTAGCCGGTTCGGTGCAGCTGCAAGGCTCCGATGACGGGGTGAACTACTACAATCTGTCCACGACGGCGCTGGTGGCAGCTGGCTCCTTCGCGCCTTTGGGGGCGAATGAGCACCCGAAGTTCATCCGCCCCATCGTGACCGCGGGTGATGGCACCACGGCGCTCACCGTGGTCGGGTTCTTCGCCAATCCGCGCCGGGTGCTGTGATGAAACTGGTCGACATGGCCATCAAGGAGCCGACCGCAGACCGGATGTACGGCCCCTGCGCGGTCCCATCGTGCAGCCCTTACCCCTATGGGCTGCGCATCAACCTGAACCAGGAGCAGCTGGACGCCTTAGGGATCAAAGGCCTGCCGGCCGCCGGCACGACAATGCACCTGGAGGCCGTAGCAGTCGTGACCCGCTCCTCGACCGAGGACCCTGACGCGGACGGCGATGTGGACTATGTGTGCCTGGAAATGCAGGTGACCGAGCTTGCTGTCGAGGAGGGCGAAGCGGGCGAGGACGAGGACGATGATGAGGACGATGGCGACGGTTCGACCGGCCGCGCCGAACGGATGTACAAGAAGGGAACGCAGCCAGCTTAGATCCTGGTTTGCACAGGAGTAGGCCGTGGCCTCGCAGCTCGACGTTTACAACATGTCCCTGGCGATGCTGGACACCTCCCAATCGGTCCAGAGCATCAATGACAAGTCCGAGGCCGCTGGGGCCTGCAACCGCTTTTACGACTGGGCCAGGAAGAAGGTTCTCGAGGGCGCGTTCTGGGACTTCGCCACCAAGGCGCCGGCGCTCTCCCTGGTCGTGGACCAGTCGACCCTGGCAGCGAACGCGGTTATCTATCCTGGCTGGCGTTTCGTGTACTCACGGCCCACCGACTGCCTGCGCTTCCTGGCGATCACCACCCAGTACGGGCTGCGCACCAATCCCTTCAAGACCTTCTGGTGGGGATCAGATCGACCCTTCATCGGGTGGGGGCCGTTCCGGCCGCCGTTTGTGCAGGCCATCGACCAGGTGAATTCCACGAACCCAAACCAGTCGATCAACCTGCTGACCGACCAGATGAACGCCTACGGGGTCTACGTGACGGACGTGACGAATGTGGGGCTGTGGACGCAAAGCTTCATGGAGGCGGTGGCCTGGCAGTTGGCGGTCCCGGTCGCGGGCCCGGTGTCGGCAAACCAGGAGGCGAAGAAGAACGCCATCGCGATGGCGAAGGCCTCAATCGTGACCGCTCTCCAGGTGGAGTTCGGGCAGCGCCAGGATGACTCCTATCCCGAATCGCCTGCGATCACGGCGCGCCAGTAATGTTTGATGTCCCGGTCGACCTGATCCAGCCGAGCTTTTCCCGCGGGGAGGTCTCCCCGTTCATGTTCGGCCGGGTGGACCTGACCGGATGGGCACAAGGGCTTCGCACCTGTCGAAACTTCGTAGTTCGCCCCGAAGGGTCGGTCTCCAATCGCCAGGGCTTCACGTACCTGAATAACTCGGTGGCGCCCAATGGATCGACCCAATCCAAGGCAACCATCCTCCTGCCCTTCGTGTTCTCGGCTACCCAGTCCTATGTGATCGAGGTAGGGGCCGGGACCGCGCAGGTGTTCTCAAATGGCTCCCAGGTCCTAAGCGGCGGGGTGCCGCTCACCTTCGCAACCCCTTGGGCACAGTCCGCCTTGTCGACGCTTCGCTGGTCGCAGTCCTCGGACACCCTGACCGTGGTGCATCCGCTGTACCCGCCCCAGGAAATCAAGCGCACCAGCGCGAACAGCTTCACCTGCCTGCCGGCCGTCTACACCGGGGGGCCATTCCTGCCGCAGAACACGGACGGGGTGACCTTCGTCTACGCGAGCGCTAAGTCCGGGAATGTCACGCTGACCGCGAGCGCCGCGATCTTCAACGCCAACCAGGTGGGCGGCCTGATGCAGCTCACCCAGCAGGACATATCGACCATTCCGCCTTGGCAGGCTGAGCGGCAGATTGCAGGTCCTGCGCCCTTGGGATCCCAGACGGTGGGGCTGCTGCGCACATCGAACCTCAAGAACTACATGTCGGTGTCCTCGACCACCCCATTCACTGGGTCGAACACCGTCTGCACGGGCAACACCGCCCCCCAGCACAGCCAAGGTGTGCAGCCGGACGGGGACGGCAACAATGTGCCGACCCTGGGCTTTTGCGGCATGAACTGGGAATACCAGGACTCAGGCTTCGGAGTGGTGCTGATCACCGGATACATCAGCCCCACCCAAGTCACAGGCACGGTGCAGCCGAACTACACCGGGGGGCCTGGCCTGCTGCCTGTGACGGTCGTGGGCGGCCCGCAGGTGACCGTGGGGCCGCTCACGTTCAACGGAACCGGCATCGCCACGACTTTCGGGCCGCTGACCGCCATGACCTCGACCGACCCGTCCAAGTATTACGTGACGATCGGCGGGGTGTATGTCTCCCCTTCGCTGTATTCGATCAGCGCCGCCGGCGGGAACATCGTGTTCCTGAACGCCCCTGCCGCGGGCACCGCGAACGTATCGGTGAGCCAGATCACCCTCCTGGGGCAGACCACGTACTGGGCCTTCGGCGCTTTCAGTCCTGACCAGGGCTACCCCTCGGCGGTGAGCTACTTCCCGGACCGGCTGATCCTGGCTGCGACTACGAAGCAGCCGGTGGGCGTGTTCGGGTCAGCGACGAGCCAGTACCACCTGTTCAGCGTGAGCAACCCCGTGGTGGCCTCGGATGCCTTCACGGTGTTCTTGAACGCCCGGCAGCTGAACGCAATCTCGGACCTGATCCCGCTCCCAGACCTGCTGGTGGGCACCTCGAACATCATCTGGCGGCTGTGGGCAGGGTCGACCGGCACGGCCCTTGGGCCGCTGTCGATCAGCGCGAACCCGCAAAGCTACTTCGGCCAGTCCCCCAACTGCGCAAGCCTCATGTTCGGGGACTCTGCCATCTTCGCGGAGTACGACGGGCGGCGCTTGAGGGACCTGATCTACCAGTTCGCCTATGACAAATACATGGGCCAGGAGCTCACCCTTTATTGCCACCACCTGATCCCCTTCGGCACCCAGTTCCAAAGGATCCAGTACAAGCCGGACCCGATCGGGCAGCTGGTGTTTGCGCTGCGCACGGACGGGGTGCTCCTGTGCTGCACGTACCTGCGTGAGCAGCAGCTGGTCGGCTGGTCGCACTGGGATACGGCCGGCACCTTCGAGGACATCTGCGTGGTCCCGGAGGGTGGCAGCTTCGGCCTGTACGCCATCACGAACCGGATGATCAACGGCGCCCAGGTGCGCATGATCGAGCGCCTGGCCCAGCGCGAGGTGCAGACGATCTACGATTACAAGTTCGTCGACTGCAACCTGACCTATGACGGGCGCAACACGACCGCGGTGACCATGACGCTCACCGGGACCACCACGGGCCTGGCGAACGACACCGGGACGCTCACCGCCTCAAGCGCCGCCGGGTGGGCCAACTTCCAGGCAACCGACATCACGAACAGCAATGAGCTTTGGATCTACCAGACGCTCACCTTCGCGACCTCGGTATCAGGGCAGGCTGGCGGGACGCTCGCCACCGCTGTCGCGCCGGGCAACTACACGGTCACCTTCAGCGACGGGGAGTGCCGCTTCATCACGGTGGCCGCCGACGGTCTCACCGTCACCTGGCAGGGGAACCTGGTCACAGGGTCGATCTTGAGCCCAGGGTCGATCCTGACGGCAACCTGTCGCTGCCGCCTACGCCTCCTGAATTACGTGAGCGCGACCCAGATTCAGGTGCTGCTGAAGGATCCCTGCCCGTTAGGCCTCCAGGGTGTGGCCACGGCCACCTGGACCTTCGCGCGCACCACCTTCACCGGGGCGACGCAGCTGGCGAATGCCTCCGTGGTCGCACTGGTCGATGCCAACGTGATCGGGATCTCCTCGAACGCGAGCGTGCCGAACGGGGCTTTGTCGGTCTCAGCCACGGGTGTCGTGACGCTGCCCACCGCCGGCGGGGTGGTCCAGATCGGGCTGCCATACCTGTCGGACTTCGAAACCTTGCCGCTCAATGAGCAGGGCCAGCAGACCATCCGGATGCGCGCGAAGGCAGAGCCTGTCATCTACCTGGATGTGGTTGAGACCCGAAACTTCCTGGCCGGCACCGACTTCAGTACCGCAAACTCCTGGCCACTCGCCCAGCGTGCCTTCGAGCCTTACGTGGGTTCGACCGCTATCGGCAATGGGATCTTGTGGACCCGGGTGAACTCGGAGCTCTCAAGCGAATGCCACACCTGCATCCGCCAGAACATGCCCCTGCCGATGAGCATCCGCGGGCACATCCCATCCGTCATGATCGGGGAGCCGGTGAGCTAGATGGCCTACGCGCGCGTCACCGCGACCCAGGGGGGCTTTTACGCGAACATCTGGCGCGACGTTGGGGACGTGTTCGACATTGCCGTGGCCGGGGACTTCTCGAACTCCGCAGTCAATTACGGCAGCGCGGCCACGCCCTTCTACGGCTGGATGACCCAGGTCGCCAGCACCACCTCGCTCTACAGCTATTCGCTCTCCAACGGGATGGGGCTTTCGGACCCGTTCCAGAGCGTGCAGGGGGCCGACACCGCAGGGCACCCACTGTGGTCCATTCCGCGCACCGTCGTATGAGCCTGCGCATCGAAGCTGCCCAGCTGCGCCACGCGAAGATCGTTGCCCAGTCGATGCGGGCGCGGGACTTCGAGGAGGTGATGGCTGGGTGGGGCAGGCCCGACATCGCCATCATTGATGCGATAGAAGCATCCCCGTGCTATAGCCGCACCGCGTTTTGGGAACTTGAGCCGGTGGCGATCTTTGGAATGCGCTCACTGACCGTTCTGGGTGGGTCAGCTGAGGTGTGGTGCTTTGGCACCGCTGCCATCGACCGTCACCGGCTCGCTTTCCTTCGGGCCTCAAGGCTCGTGGTCGCGGACATGCTGACCCGTGCCGCCATCCTCACCAACTACGTTGATATCACCGACTACGATGCGCTGCGCTGGCTTGCCTGGGTGGGCGCGAGGAGTGCTTTGCCGCCCCAGAGCCGGGGTGGCAAGCTGTTCGCGCAATTTTTCATAAGCAAGCCTATGGTGGGGGAACAGACGTGTCAGCTGGGGTAACCGCAGCCGGTGGGCTTCTCCAGGGTGTCGGCCAGTACGAGGCCGGCCAGACCAGGAGCAATCTGTTTCGCGCGAATGCGCAGATTGCAACAGCCCAAGGGCAGTCTGAGGCTGAGGCCGGCGCCACCAACGCGAGCATGATCCGGATGCGCGGGGCGGCCGTGGAGGGCCAGCAGGTCGCCGCCATCGGGGCGAACAACCTCCAGCAAACCGGCACGAATGCCAACGTCGTGGCCAGCACGGCCGCAATCAACGAAATGGACGCTCTGGCCACCAAGAACAACGCCATGCGTCGCGCGTGGGGTTTTGAGGTTCAAGGTGCATCGGATGCGTTCCAGGCGAAGCAGGCCTCGAGCGCGGGAGACTTCAGTGCAGCAGGTTCGATCCTGGCCGGCGGGGCCAAGGCCTACAAAGAAGATCAGTCAACGGGGAGCTGGTTTTAAGCCATGCCGACCGTACCGAGTCTTGAGGCCCCCAACGTCCAAGCGGAGCCCCTGCCAGGGCGACCTTTCCCGCGACTGGATGACTCGGTTTCACCAGCTGCTTTCGGAACTCCGGTAGCGGCCGGGATCGAGGATGTCTCCTCCGCGGTCACTGACGAGGAGGCGAAGCAGAAGGTCCAGAACGACAACTTGCGCGTGATCGATGCGAACACGCAGCTTGAGGCCGGGCGCAACGCGCTGCTGTACGGGACGCCGGATCCTCAGACGGGTGCGATGTCCGGCGGGGCCTTCTCCTACCACGGAGCGGATGCGCTGAACCTGCCGGCGAAGATGATCCCGGCCTACCAGCAGCTGGCGGGCAAGATCAGCTCGACCCTGACCCCCGACCAGCAGAAGGTGTTCCAGAGCCACATCGCCTCTGGCGCGAATGAACTGAACCTCCAGCTCAATCGCTACGAGTACGAGGAGGGGAACCGGCTCGCGGATCAGACCTACACGACGGCTGCGAGCCAGGCGGTTGAATCAGCCTCCGTCGGGTGGCGCGACCCGATCCAGATCGGAAAGTCCCGGGCGGACATCAAGAGCCTGGTCGACATGCAAGGGGACCGGGAGGGGTGGAACCAGTCCCAGAAGGACGCCCAGGCTCAGAAGCTGCTGGCCGAAATGCACTTCTCGGTGGTCGATCGGATGCTGGCCGACGGCTCCCCGCAGGCCGCCCTTTCGTACTTCGTGGGCACGAAGGCTGAGCCGGGGATCCGTGACTCGAATGAGCTCACCGGGGAGCAGGCCCACCAGCTGGGGGCGGCGATCGACTCAGCCATCAAGCAGCAAGGCGCTGAACAGTCAGCCGCGGTCGCCTCCAAGGTGCGCGACGTGCGCGCGGCGGCGATCAACGGGCAGATGGTCCCCCCCTCCTCCATGCCATCGGACACGGAACTCAGGAGCGCGTATCCGGACACCTGGCAGCAGGTGAAGGATGGCATCAATCGCGATGTGACCATGGGGGCGGACCTGAAATCCTTCGCGACCCTGACGCCCGCCGAGCTCGCAGCCCACGTGGAGACCTACAAGCCGACCTCGGTGCTGGGCGCCGCGGAGGGGTATGACCGCTATAACGCGGCCGCCGAGGCGGCGCAGCGCTCGATTGCCGATAGGGCAAAGGATCCTCGCCAGTTCGCGATCGACAATAAGCTGGGCAGCCAGCCGATCGACTTCTCCGATCCTCAAAAGATGGGGGCGGAAATTAACACCCGCCTGGCGAGCATTCCGCAGTTGTCGAGCCAGATGGGCGGCTACGTGCCACCCTTGTCCAAGTCCGAGGCCGGACAGCTGTCTCAATCTCTTGAGAAACAGACCCCGGCTGACCGGCTCCGGACCTT